TCAACTCGGTACGAGGCTGTCAAACCCTGAGATGGTGATAGAGCGCTCATTCGCCTTGGGATCGGACAAATATTCGGTCTTCTCTACCTGCTCTTGCTCCCATTTCCGCACCTCGTAATCCGCCTTGATACAGCGCTCGGAGCAGAAGCAGGAGTTCGTCTTCACCGGCGTGAAGGTGGTCCCGCAATGGCGGCAGGTGCGGCGCTCATGCGCCAGCGATTCGACAAGTTTCCGGTTCGAAGCCGTTCCCGCGCAAGACGCAGAGCAAAAGCGGCTTTGAAGCTTGCCCGGCTTGAACGACGTGCCGCACTCCTCGCAATTCATCAGCGCCGGGCGGAATTTGAAGCCTGCCGCCTTTCGCAGCTGGATTGACCGTTGCGCCGCGCATGCCGACGAACAGCATGTCGCGTCCTTATGGCCGGGCTTGAACACCTTGTCGCAGACAATGCAGGCTCTCGGTTCCTGCATGTCGCGCCAAATCAGCTTATAGGCATTCTGCATGATGTTCGACGTGCCGTCATGGGCGCGATTGCGCCGGTCGCAGGCGGCAAGAGCCATGCGCGCGCAATCGGCACAGCAGAAACGTTGCGCCACGGTGCGCTCGTCAGGATCGATTGGCCCATGGCACCAACCGCAGCGGTCGGGCGATTGCGTGAAGAAGCGCTGCCCCTCTTCCCATGAAGGCCGGGCATACCCCAGCCGCTTGAGGCCTTCCTCGACAAGAAGCGTTGCCTCACGGTCGGATGCTTCCCAACCATGCCCCTGCATGCAGAACGCCTGCCGAAGCGCCGTCCGGCACGGTGCCTCATATTCAAACTTCGACAGCCGCCATCCCGACAAGGCGGTCACCAGATACTCAACAATGGCTTTGCGCTGTTTCATATCGGTAAGACGCGGCGGAACGGCCTTGCGCTTGATCAGGCTCTTGCGACCACCGCGCACAATCCCGTGCCGGTAGGCCTTCCATTGGGTATCAATCCCAGCGCCGAGGATTGTCATGCTGATACTGAGCCGTCTTTTTCCCATGGTGCGAACCCCTCTCAAAAATATGCCATCTCTTCGGACCAGTCCTCGCTGTCGTAGACCGTGAGGCTGCTTTCCCCGGCCGCAGCCCGGCCAATCGCCATGGCGGCGGCAACTGCGCCGTCGATGCGGTCTTTGCTCTTGCTCTTGTGGAAAGCCTTGTTGCCCGCTGCGTCGGTGTGAACGGCGATGTTCTCGAAGTTCCATCTGAGGATCGGGTGACCGCCATGGATGAAGCGGCGGCCGAGGATGGCGCGTTCAAGTTCCTTGATCGCCGGTGCCATCGTCACCCAGCCCTGACGCATCTCGACGGCCGGGAAGCCGTCCTCCTGAAGGTTGTTCAGCATGTTGCGCGCCATATGCGGGTCAAAGGCGATCTCGCGGACATCAAAGCGGGCGCAGAGTTCGCGAATGTGATCCTCGACAACCCGGTAATCGATCACCTCGCCCGGCGTCGGGATGATATGGCCGTCATCGGCCCATTCGGGATAGGGAACACCGTCCCGGTCGGCGCGGCCGCGCAGATTGTCTTCGGGGCAGAAGAACCACGGAAAGACGATATAGCCGTCATCCTTGCGCCATGCCGCGACCACGGCCGTCAGGTCATTGACGGCAGAAAGATCGACGCCGATCCAGCACGGTTGATCTTCCATCTCGTCGGGATCAACGGGGAAATCTCCCTGATCATAGATCAGCATGTCAACGAAAGGATCGGCCGAGTGATCCAGCCAGACGTTCAGGTGAAGCTGGCGGAAGGCCTCACGCTCCCCCGGCCGTTCGCGCGCCTCACGGGCAAGCTGGCGCAGGCCCTCAATATCGGGAAAGCCATCGGCAAGGCCGGGATTGGCGCGGTACCAGACCGCCTCGTCGCGCCAGTCGGCATCGCGCGGTGTTTCGAACAGGATCGGCAATGTGCCGGGATCATCGATCTCGCCGCGCGCTACCTTGCGGGCATAGTCGTAGAAATCCGAGGCGACATTCTCACCACCGCGCCCGGCCGTCGAGATCACCATGAGCAACGAGCCGGATACCTTTGTCAGGCCGGTGCGCACCACGTCCCAGAGTTCGCGCTTCTTCCAGGCATGAAGCTCATCCACCAGCGCAAAGACTGGCGTGCGGCCGTGTTGCGTTCCGGCATCGGCCGAGATCGCTTCAAGGAAGGAACCGCTTCTAGGTGCTGTCAGCCGGTTCTTGCTGTCGGTGAGCTTCAGGCGGCTTTCGGCCTTCGGGATCGCCCGGACAATGCCGATTGCCTCGTCATAGGCAATGCGGGCCTGTTTTCGGTCGGACGCGGCAAAGATTGCCTCGCCGCCGGGAATGGCTTCGGGGCCGATGGTGTGCAGCAGGCCGAGCGCCGCGCCGAGCGAGGTCTTGCGATTGCCGCGCGGCAGCAGCATCGCGACATTGCGGACGACACGGCGGCCATTCTCGTCACAGGGGCCATAGATGCGGCGAACAATCCGTTCCTGCCATTGGGTAAGATCGAAGGCGCGCCCCGGAAGGCGTGACTTCGGGTGTCTGAGCATCCGCAGGAAAGTGACGGCGCGCTCACCATAGCCGAAGGGATCGGGGATCTCGGAACCGTCATAGATCCAGTGCGGGTAGCTGTCAGAAGCTGAAGAGACCGAACTGGTCATTCTCATCGTCCTTTTCCTGTTTCATGCCCGTGCGGGCGCGTGAGGCCGGTGTCAGGCCGAGTTCGGCCGAAAGCCGGACAATCACCGCCTGAGACTTGCCGAGCAGGCTACAGGCCGGGTTTTGCTTCAGGCTTCCGTCAGCACCGCGCACCACCGCGCCGAACTCATCAATTGCGGTCTGCGCCTGTCTTTCGTTCCACTTGGCGCGAATGAAGGTTTCGACCGTGCCGAGCATGGCCTCGTTGAGGATTTCCCGTTCGATCAGGTCCGACACAACGGTTTGCCACTCCGCGGCCATGGCTTCCGGCAGACTGGCGGGCATGACCGGCATGTCGGTGAGCGCATTGTCGAGTTCGCGGGGTTCAGCCTTCGGGCCGCGTGTCGTGCCCATGGGTCAGAAACTCCAGTTGCGGAATTCGTTGACGATCTCGCGGACACCGAAGGGGACATAGCGCGGGGTCTCACCGATCACGGTTGCCTCACGGTTCGCATACCAATGCGCCACCAGCATCAGAGCCGCCTGTTCCAGCGCGGGCGGCACATCGTCCTGCCCCTCGCCGCCATAGGTCACGTCAATGGCAAAGCCGAGCAGCCTTTCGAGGAGGTTCTGCGCAGCGGCGATCTGACCTGTCAGCAGGGCGTCATCATCATCGAATTCGACGGCGATATGGGCTTTCACCTGTTCAAGCGTCACAAGGGTCATGGGCGGGGTTCCTCGTCGGGATCGGCGACAACATTGGAGGCGAGCGCCAGAAGGAAGCGCATACGCTCACCTATCCCGTTGTCATTGGGAACACGGGCAACGGCCGTCACGCGGGCATTGAAGTAGCGAAGCGCCCGGCCGTTCTGACGCGGCAGGGAAATGCGAAAGTGAAGGATCCTGTTTGATCGAAGCGCTTCCCGCAAAAGCCCATGACCTTCCATGTCATCGGGCTGAAGCACTGCCGTCAGCCCGAACACGCCATCGGCAAAGCCGACCGCATCCAGTTCGCAGACCTGTTGCCATGTATCGGCAGCAAAGTCGGTGATCCGGCTGTCACGGCGTCTTTCGATGGCGCGGCGCTTGCCCCCCATGGCCAGCGTGGTGTTCATCGCCCGCAAAAGGTTCATCGGGCAAAGCTCCCTTTATGCTTTGCCCGCTCCTCAGCCTGCTTGGCACTGTTGTGGCAGTGACGGCAGAGCGGTTGCCAGTTGGCCCGGTCCCAGAACAGATCATCATTGCCCCGGTGCGGGCGGATATGATCGACCACCACGGCAGGCGCGCCGCAGCGGCGGCATTGCGGATGTTCTGAGAGGTAGGCCTTGCTCTCGCGCTGCCATTCCGCGTTATAGCCGCGCTTGCTGGCAGACGGCCGCTTGGCATCGAAGCGGGCCTTGCGGTCGCGGTTCATCGCGGCGACATAGCGGCACTGTTCCCCGCTGAAGTGGGTTTGTCCGCAATAGCCGCAGACGCGCGGTCCTTTCTTCGGCATGGTCAATCTCCGCAAAGCCGGTTGAAGAAGACGCGACCGTGTCACCTTGAACCCTGCAAGGCCGCCAAAGCCGCAAAGCGGTCGGGGGAAGGCAGGTGACTTTCCGGTGTTCGGCGGGTCGCAGCGCCGTCAAACAATCCCCCGATCAGCTAACCGGGCGCTCGCAAGCGTTGCCGGTGATCAGAACGGCCGAGACCGCAATCGACGTGCCGCCAGTCTTGGCAAGGGCAAGCCGCAGGTAACGGCCGTTGCCGCGATAGCCGACCTTGACGGTGATCGCTTCAGCCAGGCTTGCCGGGAAGCTGCCCTCCATGTCGGTGGCAGCAACGTCCGTGAATGCCGCGCCGTCGTCGCTCTCCTGAAGGCTGACAGCAAAGTCGCCATCCGCTTCAATCGCCCCGGTCGTTACTGCGATTGCAGCACTGCCGAAGCCGAGAAGATCCAGCACCGGGCCGACCGCCGCCGCAGTGAAGACGGCAGGGGCCAATGCCTGCAGGACGCCGATATTGTTCTTGAGATCACGCATGTTCGTTGTTCCTTTCCGTCTTCGGCGCTTACTTCGCGGCCATCTTCAGTTTCTTGAAGCGCGCCGGCTGAAGCACACGGCCACCGACACGGCGGGTCGCGTGAATGCGGGTCAGGCCCGTGGTGGCGAGCAGATAGGGATTGACCAGAACCGAAAGGCCGATCCGGTCGACAATGCGATAGGCCGAGAAGTCGCCATAGATGACCGGGCAGGCATCCTCTTCCATGTCCGGCATATCGACCATTTCGACCACCGGACGGCCGAGCAGCGTTTCCGGCTGGCCTGCCTGAAGCGAGGGCTGCCAGATGTAATCGCCCTGTGCGTTCTGAATGCTGCGCAGCCAGCCAAGCGTCGTGCCGTTCATCGCCCATGTGCCGCGATTGCGGTAGGTCGCTGGCAGCGAATAGAGAAGCGCAATCAGTGCGTCCCCGCTGATCCGGTCAATGGCACCATTGGCAATGGTCTTGATATCGGCGTTGGCCATGAAGCCTTCGGGCTGAAGCACACCATTGCCGTTGACGAAGGCCGCACCTTCCTTGACGCCAAAATCTTCTGACAGCGCCAGATTGACCTCGCGCTCTACCTGCCCGGCACTGTCTGCCAGCAACTGGTTCGAGATATCGACATAGGTCTTGAGTTCCTTGACCGGGATTTCCGCCTGACCGAAGCCGGGTTCCGATTCCGTCTGTTCCTGCGTCTCACCGCCCCATGTGGCATTGGTGATGCCGGTGCGCTTCGGATAGATCACCGAAGGCGCGCCGGTCGAAGACACGGTTGCGATGGAACGGACCGGCGAGAACTCATGAAGCTCGCGAATGAACTCGCCCGCCATCTCTGCCGGTGCCAGATAGCCACCGCCCGGATCAGACGAGACCGTCAGGGCTTTCCGCTCATCCGAAGGCAGGGCATCGCCACGGGAGAGATAGGCGGCAAAGGCCTTGCGCTCTTCGGTGATCTGATCGCCGCCAAAGCCCGCGCCGCCGTCCGG